TCATTTGATGATCTCCCCCAGTCCGTGAATTGGTGCGCAGTCTGCCCACCACTCGGCCATTTCTCTCGCCAGCGTGACTTCACCGCTCCCCAGCGCCAGCCAGTACACGGCGCGGATGGCGCCCAATGCCAACAGCTCAGATGCATCGAGATCAGCCCACAGAACCCGCGCCCGCTCGTATTCAGCGCGGGCCTCTTCCCAATGCTTGGCTAGCTGGCTGACCGGTGCGGGAGCTTGCAGATGAGAGGGGCCAGCTTCGCAGATACCCAGCTCGTCAACTGGAGGCTCGAGTTCAAACAGGTCACTCATGCCTCATCCCCCATCACGGAGTCGTCATCGAGCAGATCCGCAGGTCGGCTGGTCACGACCAGTTGCACCTGGATGTACTCATCCCCGGAATACAGCTCCCCCAAGGCGATGCGGTTTTCCTGCTCGCCGGTGGCCAGCAGTTCGGTCAGCAGTGGCAGCACGGCCCGCTCTGCCCGCTTGGCAATATGAATGGCGTCGATGCTCATGCTTGGGCTCTCCGGTTCATGGTGTGGAATAGCTGGTGCCAGCGCAGTTGCTGGCGGGCCTGCTCACGTAGATTGCGACCCTCGGGGCCGCGCCTGGTGGTGTAGGTCATCGCCCTGATGCGGTGCGGCAGATCGGCCAAGTCGGCCAGGGCAGCCTGCCGGGTGATGGGGTGGAACAGTTTTTTCATGCCACCCCCTCGATGATGCGAATCGAACCAGAGCTCAGGCGCTCCATACGGGCGTACCCGTTTTTGCCGCGCAGCCAGGTGGTGCCACAGTTGATGTACCCGCGACTGACCAGATAGGCGCTGGCGGCCTTGATGGTCGGTTCGGTATGACGAGTGATAACGGCGGCCATGATCAGATCCCCCCACGGCTGTTGACGCATGACCAGACCGCACGCCAGGCCATGGCGGCCGGGCGTTCTACTGCATGGATCAGGTCAGGGCTGGAGTTGTAGCGTTGACCCACACGGGCCAGCTTGCGGTTTTGCAGGCGCAGGTTGCGCACAGTGTCGAGAATGGCTAGAGTTGGCATGTCGATTTTCCTAGTCGATAAGTGATTGATGAAAGCCCGCTGGTGTTGGCGCACCGAAGCGGGTTTTTTATTGCCCGATTGCTCGCGGGCCGCTTTGCGTCATCTGGTTGGCCGCCATGACGGCGCGTTTCATGCGCAGCTTGGCGGCTCTCTCCCTCTTCTCTCGCTCGATATCCCCGATAGCCCTGGTCACTGGCGCCGGGTGCCATACCTTGGTGTCACAGCCGCCGCGAAACTCCCCCTGATACTCGAGTGCAATCACCGCCATCCTTACCGCCTCGCGCTGTGCGTGAGGCAGGGCGGACAAGGTGGCCGTCATCAGCTCGCTCCGTGGCTGGCGGGCGATGGCACAGATGGCTGCTTTCTTGGCCTGGCTCAGAGCCAGCCAGTCGGTGTCCAGACTGGAGCGCGTTTTGCCGAGTAGCTCCCGCAGGATCTGACAGCCGGCGGTGTTCATGGCGATCTGCTCGGCGGGTGTCAGACCCGCCAGATTCCGTTGTTCGTGATCGATGTGTGGCATGGTGGTTTCTCCTTTACCTGGGGCTGAGTTGAGGCGCCCAGTGACTCACTGGGCTACTGCCTTCGCCCTACGTGGGACCATGGGCAGCACAATGGCTGGGTTGGGCATGGCACTGGGGCTGATGGTCGCGATGATCTCGAACCCCGCCTTGAAGGTGTGGCCGCACTCCACATTGCTGCACTGGTAAGTGGCAATGCCGCACAGCGGGCTCATCCGGGTGGAAGTGCGGGTGCTGGCGCGGGCTCCGCAGTGGGGGCAAATCAGTCTCATGAAATCTCCTAAGCCCCGGCCGCCATGCGCGCGATATCCAGCGCACAAGACAGAGAGGGGATGGCTTGGTATTTGTGCTCGATCTCGGTGATCAGAATGGCGAGGTTGCCCATGGCTGCCGTCGCCGCACCGACCAGTGCATTGCGTTGCCCCTTGGTCACGCGGCCGCTCTCCACCACCTTCAGTGCCTGTGCGCCGAGTCCGGCCACCCTGGCCGTGGTATCGATCACCTGATGGGCCAGGCTGGGGGCTTTCTCCCGCTCGGGGATGGCAACAGCCGTCAAGCCACAGCCAAACAGGGCGCCATCGAACAGGGTTTCATCGCCCTCACTCGCCTGAGTGATGGCAATCAGCTCGGCCACCGTCAGTTCGTGGGGCTGATCGGGGTTTAACTTGTTGCGCAGGAGCTGTGGGTTCATGCCTGCCCGCTGGGCGATCTCGGCCATGTTGTGACTGGCCGCAAAGCGTTGGCAGGCGCTGATCCAGTGCGGATGTTTGCTGGCGTATTCGGTAAACATGCGAGCTTCTCCTTGACCCGTTATGGTGTTTGCAGGTTCACGCGAGCGTCATGGTGACGTAGCGCTCGGCCTGATAACGGGCCTGCAGGAACAGGGCGTAGAGGTTGACCTCGCGAGGAGCGCCCGGGCCGTCTTGCAAAATGGGCAACTGGCCGCGATCGGCGCGCTTTTTGATAGCCCCCAGGCTCATGCCCTGGCGTTTGGCATACTCCTCCAGGCTTTCGCTGACGCGATTGCCAAAGGGGTAATCAAGCGGCAACTGGCTCACATCGCTGGGGATACGGATGGGTTTGATTCGAGTAACCATGGTGAATCCTTCTCAGGGGTTCAAACACAGGGGGTGGGTTGTTGCGGGGTGCTGTGCGCGCCGGCTTTCAATTTGCCGCCGGTCAGCACCTCGATCTGGTAGGCGCGGCCTTGGGGGATGGTTTCGTCCCACTTGCTGACAGCGGCGTGAGAGATCCCAATAGCCCTGGCAATGGCAGTGATACTGCCGAAGTGTTCTAAGACGTCATGTTTCTGCATTCTCGACCTCACAAAATATAACTTAAGGATCATATATAGCCGAAGCGTAACTTATGTAATAAACGGGAGTCAAGAGAGTTTGATACTTAAGTGCGATTTTGGAGTGGTAACTTAGGTTTCATGGAAACGATCAATGACCGCATAACTGCCAGTCGGCAGGCACAGAAAATGAGTAAGGCTGAGCTTGCCCGACGTGTTGGTATTTCCCATGCGTCTGTTAGCAAGTGGGAGTCGGGACTTAACCAGCCAAAGGGTCGCTATCTCAATGATTTAGCGGCAGCGCTGGGGGTCACTGTTGACTGGCTTTTGACTGGCGACGGGGAGGCGAGGGCACAGCCTGCACCAGAAGTGATGCCTGGATATCACAACGTCGAACCGGCCGTGATCCCGCAAGGTACGCGCGTGCCAGTGCTGAGCTATGTTCAGGCCGGCCACTGGCACGAGATGTGTGAACAGGCCACGGCCTTCGATGGCAACGTCGAGTATGTGACGGCGGGGGTGGATGTCGGCCCTTGTGGTTTTGGCCTCTGGTTGCGTGGCCAGTCGATGGAACCCTTCTTTAAAGAAGGCGACCTCATCATCGTTGACCCCGACGAAGCGCCCCAACCAGGGGATTTCGTCGTGGCCAGGAACGGCAGCGAAGAGGCCACCTTCAAGAAGTACCGGCCCCGAGGCATCGACGAGAGCGGACAAGAGGTGTTTGAACTGGTCCCCCTCAACGACGATTACCCCACCATGCACTCCGACCGGCAGCACATCCAGATCATCGGCGTGATGGTAGAACACAGATCATATAGAAAAAGACAAACAGGGCGCTAATGCGCCCTGTTTTTATATCCGTTGCCAGCTTACAGACACGCCCAGACTCACATAACAATGGACGACATGCTTGAGCGGCAGAGACGTTTTAGGGAGAAAACATGTCAGAGTTCAATGATGTGCCAATGTCATTTGGTTACAAGCGCAATAAGCAAAAAGCACTGATCAGTCTTCACGGTATCTTGAGCGGCCTCACTGCCGATCAGCGTCTTAACGACACTGAAGTTCTCTTTATGGCAACTTGGTTGAAATCAGACTCCGAGTTCAAAAAAGATGGTGATTTCCTCGATATTCAAGATCTCATCCACGACGTTCTCGAAGATGGGATCATCACAGCCGATGAGAAAGAAGACCTACTGAACCTGCTCAATGATGTGCTGCAGTACAACGAGATTGAGCACGACAACATGGATGCGTTGGTCAATATGTTGCTCGGCTTCCTGCAAGGCATCAGTGCCGACAGCAACATCGTGGAACAAGAGGTGCATGCTCTTAGAGCGCTGTTGCTCAAGCATCGTGACTTGTTGGCCTCATGGCCAGGTAGTCTGCTGTTCAACCGCCTCAACGATATTCTGGCAGATGGCGAAATCACCGAAGACGAGCGCGAAGATCTGTTGGAACTGGTGAAACAGATTTCCGGGCAGCGCTTCACAGAATCAGGTCTTGCGGCTGGGATGGCGACCGAGTTCTTTGCCGATGGCAATGTGATGAGTCTTCGAGGCAAGACAGTCTGCTTCACAGGAAAGTTTCTCTCCGATACCCGTCACAATTTAGAGCAGCAAGCCAAGCTGCTTGGTGCCTCCCCAGTGAAGGGGGTTACTACGCATCTCGATGTGCTGATCGTGGGCAGCCTGGCCAGCCGCGATTGGATGTTCACCAGCCATGGCCGCAAGATTGAAGCAGCAATTAAAGCGAAGGAAAAAGGGCAGGATATTCAGATCATCAATGAAGAAGACTGGGTTCGGATTGCGTCTGAACTTTATTGAACATTTGAGAAAGTGATATCTGTAGGGCATAAAGATTTTTGAAAAGTATCATATAGGTTAGGGAATAACTATCGTGATAATGAGTACCGATCTTCCAGAAGGCACTGGTGAAAATAATTTTAGAACTGATGGTTCCTTCTTCATGCAATATAAATTGCAAGAGCTGGCTTATTTAGTAAGAACTTACTTTACCATAAAACAAGGGGATGAAAACCTATTCAAAACGGATGAAAAAGAGTCACTTGATCTTCTAGATGAAGTCATATTTCATTTGTATAAAGAGGGTGCATCCTACAGTAGAGTTCTAGCACTTATCGATGAGTTTATTGGGACAGCCGTAATTGCATTTAAGAACTGCTGCTATGATGATAATCGACATATATTTAAAGCGCGTTTAGGGTGGTTTGGAAATCAAGAATATATGTACTCAAGGGAGGCTGATGTTGCTTTTATTACTTTCTTTTTCAACATACTTCCAGATTTTGCTAAAGAGCTACCCAAAAGTCGCACTGAAATTACGCTCGATAACGGTCTAAGGCAGGTTAATTTCAATATTGAAAATGACATGTGCAGAATAATTGGTGCAAGTATTGTGTCTTATCATGCATCGAGACATGAACGATTAATTGAAGAAAATAAAAATTCATTAAGTGAAAGTGTATTATCAACAGTCCAAAAGAAAGCAACAGAACTTCAAGCAAATGCTAAAGTCGAGATTAGTGAATTTCTCTCTGCTTTAATGGAGAAAAAGGCTGATGAACTATCATCACTAAAGTCTGAATACAGCAACGTTAACGATTACTACGCAAAGAATATAGAGGACTTAATTAAACGTACTAATATTAACGAGAGTTATTCCGAGGAGGTTTTGAAGAAAGCAAATTCTCTATTGGATTCAGCAAAAGATATACATGGAAGGACAAATAGAGAGGCTATGGCTGGAACATTTGAGAAAATATCTCAAGAGTTAATAAAACCTCTTTGGGTTTGGGGTGTAGGGTTATTTATATCTTTGGGTGTTATATTTTCTGTTGGTATCGTGTTTTATGTCGAAGGGGCTGAAAGTTTAACCATCCCTCAATTATTAAGTCGAGTTTTCTTGATAACACCGATGCTGTGGCTTGCATGGTTTTCTGGTCGGCAATATAACCATACCAGTAAACTGAGACAGGATTATAGATACAAAAGCGCTGTGGCAAAAGCATATCATGGATATAAATCAGAAACAGGGGAGGAGAATGATCAGATGCATGCACATTTACTCCACAACATTGTAAACCATTTTTCTGACAACCCGGTTAGACTGTATGATAAAACTGAATCATCTATGCCAATAGAGGATTTTTTGAAGAAGATATCACCAGACCATTTAGTTGAAATATTGAAAGCAGCTATGCAAGCGAAAAGTGGTAAGGATTTGAAGTCAAAGTAAAGTTAAAAATAGACTGTGCTAATAAATATTTGGTATCGAAGCGACTAATTCTGCGAAAGTGCATAATTAGTTCTTCATAAAAGATGAAAAGCTGCCATTCAAGTGTTTAGTGTTCACTCTGGATAAAAAGGGTATTGAATAGGAGTGTTAAGGGAGGGGTCGGTTGATAGCTGGCTCCGCTTTCGATTTCATTGGTAGATCCAATCATTTTCTGTTCAACGATGTTTGACTTAACCCCAGTTAAACACTTCCAAACCCCATAAGGTGCTGTATAAAATCACAGTGTTTCGATGGTGGAGGGATGTCAGTGAGAGTGCAATGGTTGGGAGCTGTGTTGATGTGTTTGCTGCGGGGATGGTTGAGCGCCTTCCTATATAAGGCAGGGCGATGAGCATCAAGTCCACGCCCGAGGGGTACCTGGTCGATATCCGCCCGCAGGGGAGGGAGGGCAAGCGGATCCGCAAGCGCTTCAAGACAAAGTCCGAGGCTCAGCAGTTCGAGCGGTGGGTGATCGCCACCGAGCACAACAAAGAGTGGGTGGACCGCCCGGCAGACAACCGGCCGCTCTCCGAGCTTATCGAACTCTGGTGGCGCTACCATGGCCAGACCCTGAAAGCAGGGGAGGCGGTTCGTAAGAAACTCCACAATATCGATGCCGCGTTGCGCCACCCGTTGGCAAGACAGGTGACCCGGGCACTGTTCTCCGAGTATCGGGCGCAGCGTCTGCAGGCTGGCCGCCAACCCAAGACGGTCAATCGCGAGCAGGAGATGCTGGGCGGGGTGTTCTCGGTGCTCACCGATCTCGGTCACTACCACCACGAGAACCCGCTCAAAGAGATGAAGAAGGTCAAACTGGTTGAGCGGTCGATGGGCTACCTGACCCAGGAAGAGATCAAGGACGTTCTGGCTGCGCTAACTGGGGATAACCTGAAAGTGGTCAAACTCTGCCTGGCCACGGGAGCGCGTTGGAGTGAAGCAGCCAATCTGCGCCGTGAAGATGTGCTGGCCAGCCGGGTGACCTACATCAACACCAAGAATGGCAAAAACCGCACCGTACCGATCTCGGCCGAGCTGTGCCAAGAGATAACGAACGGGGTGAACCGGGGTCCGCTGTTTCGTGACCTCGACTATCTGCTGGTGCGTGACGTGCTCAAGACCGTGGCGCCGGATCTGCCAGCAGGGCAGGCGGTGCATGTGTTCCGGCACACGTTTGCATCACACTTCATGATGTCCGGGGGCAACATCCTCGCGCTGCAAAAAATACTGGGCCACCACAACATCCAGCAAACGATGACCTATGCCCACTTCGCACCGGACTATCTGAGCGATGCGGTGCGCTTCAACCCGCTGGAAAACCTGCTACCTGCCGCATGA